CAGAAGCAGTTACCTTCAATCCACTGGAAAGAGATCTTCTCTTCTCCATCGAAGGCATTGCTGCAGAAAGAAGAACCAACGCATTTGTTGGCGATGGTCAGATCCAGATCCGTCCAGAAGCAGCAGACTACAGATTCATCCCCAACTGGAATG